GAAATGGTCACCATTTTCACAAGTGAACATATATTCAAACGAATCACCTTCACGCACATCAATAACATCACCGTCGACATAACCATCCTCGTCAATTTCAACAAGTGCGAATCGGTCATCTGATATTTGAAAACGTTTTAAAGAGACTGCTTTTATTTTAGATTGTGTGTAGTTGATAATCATCGTACTGTACCTTCTAATTAATTGACTGGTGTGTCAGGTTACACACCCATATCACCAATGTCAAGCGCGACTCGTTCGCTCAGTGTTAGTGACTTACTTGCACCTAGCGATTGTGCAGTTAGCCAGTCCGTACCGTAACGCAAGTAGAACCGTCTAAATATCTCACTGTCGCTACGACCCGCCGCGCGGTGATGACCCGCCCAGTGCGCCATGATTTCACGTAGTGCGGCGAGTGCCGTTTGTTGCTCTTCGAGCTTAGCACCGAAGCGTCTAGCGTGCGCTGCGATGTGTAACGGCTTCGCGTGCTTGGCGACTAACTCCTGACGATACTGTGCAATCGCCTCCTGTAACGGCATATCGACCCGTGCGACCTCACCGCGCATTTGAGCAAGCGTTTCGGCGTCAAGCTCTGTTAAGTCACCGTCCACCAGCTCAGGGTCTTTACGGTCGGTTGGTGTCGGTTTCGGCACGGGTGTGTCACAGAACGGACATACTGTAAGGTAACGCGGATATACCGCGTAGCACTCCTGGTTGGTACACGTGCGTACAGGCTCAGCGTCGTCATTACCCGCTCCGCGCTTCTCGCGCCTGTCGAGCGTCCATTGACGTTTAGCGTCGGGTAGACCGTGACGAATGACATTACCCGCGTGGTCTGAGTAGATGCCGAACTTCTTACCGTCCATTAATCGAAGCATACGACCGAAGCGTTGACAGAACAGACCGTACGACTGTGTAGGGTACGCATCCTGTACGACTTCAAGCACGGGAATGTCCGTGCCCTCATCGAAAAGCGCTGTATTTACAAGGACTTGCAGTTCCCGACGTGAAAAACGGTCGATTGATTTGTTACGAATATCGTCGGGTGTTTTACCGTTTAACGCCTTAGCTTTCACACCCGCCTCGATGAACTGCCGCTCTAATTCCTCAGCGGCCTTAACGCTCGGTACGAACACCACAGACAACATATCTTTAAACTTATTAAGGTACGTTTGTACCACGTCACCAACTACACGTTTGGTTTTGTCGTCAGCAACGATAAGGTTAGACCCCTCGACGGCGTTACGTAAGTCGTTAGTGTTATAATCACCCGTGGACTTAGAGACCTTTACCGCACCCATACGACCCGATAGGTCTGACGGTGGCGCAAAGATACGATACTCTGTTAAGTACCCTTGGTTGATTAAGTCCCGCATCGTTGGCCCTTCAACCATTTCGTCGAACACCCCATCGTGATGACGACCAAGACCCGCACCGTCGGCACGTTCAGGCGTAGCGGTCACACCCATACCTTTAGCGCGTGTAAACAAGTCGACCGCTTTCATCCACTTGTTACGTTTACCGCCAGGTGCGCCGAGGTGATGCGCTTCGTCGGTGATCCAAAGTGTCACGGTCGGCGCGAATCGACGTAACCGGTCGTTCATATCCTTAGGTGGTTTTTTACCTTGTAACGAGTCTGTTGGTGCTGAATCCACACGATGAGGTTGACCCCATCGACCCGACTCGCGAGGCCCGTATAACCATTTAGACTTATCGGCACGAGTCTCTGTGTACATATCACCGTCAACGCCCGTACCGTTCCAACTCATAATAGTGTCAACACCCGCAACGCACGTGCGTTAGGGTTGTAAAACGACTTACCGACTTTCGTCATGTGAGACTGTACGACTTGACGAATTACAGAGTCGGGGCCGATGATACGGTGCTCAACACCGTTACGTGCGAGCGCTAGTGATATTTGCCCGACAAGCTCCTGACGATGCGCAATGGTACAACTCGCCCCGTCGTGGTTGAGTATGACAGCGGATAGTAATACCGTCTTACCCATACCGGTAGGGCCAACTGCAAGCACGTTACGAACTCCACGACTCCACGCTTGATGAACTCGGTCGTACATGTCCTGTTGATAAGGACGTAACGCGATGGTAGTGCGCGACACCGCTGCGGCGACACGCGACTGGACTGGTAGACTCATGCGTACACCTCGATCACCACGTAACAAGCGAGTGACAGTGCGACGATGTACAAGGTGACACCTAGTGTGTAGTGTTGGTGTAGTTTACTCATATTTAGTCGTCCTTACTGTCGCGGATAAATAACCATACTAAAAGTATGAAACATAAAAAATAACCGATACCTATAAACCCATCTATGTGACTAGACGTTATAAGCTGTTCGCAGTTTGATTCTGTGATTATCATTCCCAATTCCTCGGTAAGACTGTGACAAGTGTGCGACTGTGCGGTACGACCACGAAGATACATAACTCCGTAACGTAATACCGTCTGTCGCGTCTGATGCGTACGCCTAATGTGCGTACTTTGTTAGGTTTCCATTTCGTTGACTTACGAAACTCAGCGTGTATACCACCCTTAATGCGCTTTTCGAATCGTTGCCGCCAGCGAATGTGCGCATGTTTAGATACTATCATTGATACGTGACTCTACGTACGGTATAAGTTTAAGTTCGTATTCATCTAAACAACCCGTTTCCCAATCGTAACCTTCGTTAACCATCACAAGCTGATAAACACCGTCCGCAACTTCATAAAGGTTAGTGATTATAATATCCTCCATACACTGATTGTACATTTCGTTTTCTAACAGGTCGAAATCGTGTGTCTTGCGTTTAAGAGTACGCAACTCTTTGGTTTGACGAAACGCACCTTTCGATGTTTTGTACGTTGATGTAGTTAGTCGTACTACGGTGGCAGGCTGTTTAGGTTTGTTTAAATCTTGCAATCGCATAATTTTTTCTCTTTTGCTGTTGACTGAATGGTTACTTAATAGTGTTGATACGTGACCACATGAATTCTAGTAGTTCCGAGTTGGTGGCAACGACGAAATCGTTACACGAGTAACCTTCGTATATCGCCCTATAACACTGTTCGCCGTTGACGTTCACGAACATATCGACCCTTGACATTTCTACAGGTGGCTTACATTTAAACTTATCTATAATGAACGCTTCGATTAATTCCTTCATAATTTTTTCTCTTTTGCTGTTGACTGAATGGTTACTATACGTTTATAGTGACCGTGTTGTCAATAACCAACTAGAGGAATTTACCAATGACACAAATTAAAATCGAAGTACCATCGAACGACCCTATCGCACTATCGGCACTAGGCGAAGCTTTACAACGTATCGCTACTGAACGCGGTTACGAGCGCTCCTTACGCGTTGAAGGTCATACCAAGTCATTCACTAGGACGGTGAAACTAGGCGAAGAGTCAGTAACAGAAACTACAACGCGCACAGCCGCC